TAGTCTCTGTAGCACAAATAATCAGAGAAGAAACTATGCAAGAAGTTATACAAGAGATAAAGACTGAAAGCAAAAAAGAAGTTGATCTAGGACATATTTATAGCTACTGGCTGCCAAGATTGGCTGCAGGTGATGCAGTGGTTCTATTATGCGTATTTAGGGTAGCGTATGCTCAAAGTGAGCTATCCAATGTTGGCTTGGCAGACTTAGAAATTATGACTCGATACTCTAAATTAAGTCTTAAGAAATATTTGAATAATCTGTGTTTACATGGTGTGGTTATAAAAGTGGATGAAATAAATCATCAGTACAGAATTGGGAAATTATAATATTTTAGAAATGAATGGCTTCTAATGATAAGCTATACTAAGATAAAATAAAAAAGGAGAGTTTAATAAAAAACCCCCCCTTTACTGCATCTCAAACTATACAATAAATTTGTAATAAAATATAGCGAAGGAAACAAAATCTAACCTCTAGTAATGTTAGTATACGTCCTTCGCTTAATTATTGTATATAAAAGATGCAGTAAAAGATCAAAAACCCGAAGAACGTAAAACTCAACAACTTATTTATGATAAAAAAGTTAGATGCGTTCTTCAAAACTTGGAGAACATATGGAAAATACCATACAAGACAAAATAATTGATAGAAGTAAACTCATTTATGAATCTAACTATACATCGATTCCTAACATCATATTTGACTACTGGATGCCAAAATTAACTCCTGGTGAGTTTAACATACTAATGTGCATTTGTAGAAAAACTTTTGGAGCTAATAAAAAAGAATCTAAAATTTCTATAAAAGAAATACAAAAAGTTACAGGACTATCCAAGTCTGGAATTATTAAAATGGTTGCGCATTTAGTAGACCTAAGGCTAGTAAAAAAAATTGTTTTATGTACAGGATTTGGAAAAATAAATTCATGTTTTTATTGTTTAGATACCCTTGAAGGAGGTCAATAATGAAAACACAAAATGAAGAAGCGGAGCACAATGGAAATATTTCTAGATGTCCTCATGACGCTAAACACCCATTTACAATAATTTCAAACGTTTTAGTAAGAAATAAAGATTTAACATTTGAGTCTCGTGGTTTACTTTGCTATTTACTTTCTCACTCCCTGAGTTGGAAGACGAATCAAGCTCACATTTGTAGAGTTCAAGACATTGGCAAAGACAAACTTAAAAGAATTTTTAAAGAACTTATTAACAAAGGTTATGTAAAAATTTACTATTACCGTGATAAAAAAGGTTATAGACGAGTGCGATATACTTTTGCAGAAACTCCAACTAATAAATCAAAAAACACTCTTACTGAGGAAAACCCTACTATGGCAAATCCGCCGTCTATCGAAGAACAACATCAAGCCAGCATTGGATACTCGCATTTGCCTACTGAGGAAAACCCTGCTATGGCAAATCCGCCGTCAATTGATGAAAAAAGCACTAAAAAAATTAAAGAAAAGTTTCCTACTGCGGGTTTTCCTACCTTGGGTTTCCCGCACTGTTTAGAAGACTCTTTCTTTAAGAAAACTACTACAACTACTACTATTGATAACACACGTGTAGAGGAAAGCGCAGAAACAGCTGTTGCTTGCTCTTCTAAAAAAAATAGCTCTCAAGCCAGTGACAAAGAAACCTGCTCTGTAGCTACTGACGCAGTTTGTAAAGTTGTTGTTGCTCTTTTCGAAAAAGTTGATAAAAAGTTTGGTTCTTATGCACTTTCTGAAGCCAAAGACGCCATTAAAATTGCTTTGAAAACTTACGATGAACAGACAGTTTTAGTAGCCATCCAGACAATGAACTTTAAGAGTCCAGAAAGTGTGGGAAGCTGGATAAAACTTTTCCCTTTTGTGTGCAAGTCGAGCATTGGAAAAGCTTCACGTCCTGAGATAGATCGAAGCCAGCGAGATCTAAGAATTAGTATTGCAAAGGCTGTATCAACACTATCATCTTGTGGAGGATGCTATACTTTTGATGATAAAAAACTATACGTTACTTCAGGCTCTATAACGAAAGAATACACTTTTGAACGCAACGATGACTTTTGGAGTAAAATGGAGAAATTTTGTAGGAATGAATCTAAAAGAAAGATATAGCAGATGTAGATAATTAATAAGACCGCTCCTAAGCGTGTTTAAATGACCTGTATTGAAGTATTGTTAGAAATATGACTCAGATGTCATGTTGATAAAGATATTAGCTCTTGAGTGATTTAAATGTTGGTTTAGCATCATATTTGTCTTCATAAATGACAGAGTATTCAACTAAATCAGAAAACTCAATAAAATGATGACAAATTTGATCATCTTTTACAAAATCATAGCATATACCAAATTTAGGAAATACTTGCATTAAAGTCGGGAGCCATTCAGCATGAAAATTTAAAAAATCTGTTACATCTTTTTCTGTAGTCAGTTTTTTTGCAAAAATTCGTGAATTTACTCTTTCAAACTTTAAATCTAAAAGTACTGTTTCTAAATTTCCGTCTGTCATCGATTTTTCAAATGCTATAAAAACAAGTATTAATTTTGAATCTCTTTCACCTTCTGGTATAAAATTAGATGGTACTTTAACTGGATAAAGTGCTAGTTTTCTATTTGATGTGTTCATACGTGAATTTGTTAATATAAAATTTAGTAAAAATGTGTTTATATTTGATATAAGTGTATCATATTTAAGATTTATGTCAAGAAATAAGATTTTGATTAATTTGTATTATTATGAAAAAATAGTATACTATGTTTATGAAAAAGATTTATATAAAACTTGATGGAATTCCTATTTCACAAGGAAGACCAAGATTTGCAAGAGGAGTAGTTTATGACCCCTGTGCTAAACAAAAAAAAGATCTTCTTCCTACTTTGAAGCAGCAGATAAAAGGTTTAGAGCTTCTAGACTGTCCTCTTTATCTTCAAGCGATCTTTTACTTCCCTTTTCCTAAGAGTTCCTCAAGAGCCTTTAGAAAGCAAAACTTCCATCAACCATACTTTTGCCGACCAGATATTGATAATCTACTAAAATTTTACCTTGACCTTATGCTAGGAGTTGTTTATAAGGATGACTCCCTTATTGTGAAGGTAGTAGCTCAAAAAGTTTATTCAACTGAAGGAGTTACAAAAATAATTTTAAGTAAAAAAGGAGATAATATGGCATTAGAACATATACTATGTTTTAAAAAAGATTTAACAATAGAAGATGTAGAGTTCATTGCAAGAAAAGCAAATCAGTTAGGTTATGCAGGGCGAGATATCCATCGTACTTACATCATTGAAGAGGACGGATATAAACATTTATATTTTGAATGTGATGGTATAAAACAAAAGGATGCTTTTCAAAAAATAGCATATTAATATACAATTCAACTTTAAATCTAAGAGGATAAAGTTGAGAGTATTAATTTCAAATTATAAAGTTATAAAAAAAGGTTTTTTAGAAGCTAGTTTAGACGTTACTGTTCCAGAGTGGGGACTAGAAATAAAAGAAATTAAATTATTTAGCAAAGAAGGAAGACAGTGGCTTGGTTATCCTTCTCGTGAGTATGAAAAAGACGGTAAAAAGTCATATTTTTCATATATAAAATTTTCTTCATTTGAGATTGAGGAGGATTTTCAGGAATCTGTAATAGACTCTATTAGTCCGTCGGTTTCTAAACCACTAGAAAAAGCTTCACAATACCATGAAGATAGATATCACACGCATGCAAAACAGTTTAAACAAGAGGAGAACCCTCCATTTTGAAAAGTAAAGAGCCAGTATGGATAGCTTTTGAAAAGAAAAAACCTACGCCTGAACAACCAGTAGAGTATAAGCTAGAAATTGTTTGTAAAGGGCACTATGTGCCATCTGACGAGCTGTATACTTTCATTCCCGAAGCTAAAGAGCCGCAAAAAGGTAGAATAGTTGCTTGGAGACCTTGGAAAGAAGGAACTAAATATAAAAAAGAGGATAAATGATTTATATAACAAAAATTACTTACAAAGACAATGTAACTTTAAATTTGACAGGTGACGAAGAAGATTGCAAATCTCTCTTCCAAGCTCTTTCTTCTCAAAAGATATTTTGGTCTAAAGAGGGTAATAATGGCTTTTGGACAAACCTTTCTGATATAAGGTATATTCATATTTTAAAAGAGGAAGAAAAAGTTGAACAAAACACAAGTCCTGAAGTATCTCCTTCGCCTTAAACTTGTAAGAAGTCAACTTTTAAGAACTTTACAACAGCTATCGATTATGATAGAACAAATTGAACTTGCTATTGCAGAAAGTTTACCAACATTAAAAAAATGAATAAAGAACAAGTAAAAGCAAAGCCAAAAGTAAAACGTAAAGAAAAAAACGACACATCGGCTATTCGTATTTTAGTTGATTGGAGACAAGTTGAAGAGCTAGCTATGGCTGGTTGTACGGGAACGGAAATAGCATCACACTTTGGAGTAACACCGCATCAACTGTACGTTAGATGTGTTCAAGAAAAAAATCAAGCTTGGTCTTACTACTCTCAAATTCACTATGAAAAAGGAAACTCGCTTGTAAAGCATAAGCAATTTCAGCTAGCACTCGAAGGTGATAGAGTAATGCTAATTTGGCTTGGTAAGCAACGTCTGGGTCAAAAAGAAACTCCTGAACACAAAAAAGAAATACCTGATGAAATTAAAGAATTTATAGAGCTATTAAAAGTTAGTGGTCCTAGTCAAATTACACTTAATAGCAAAACCCATGAACTAATCATTGATGAAAATTATATAGAACAAATAAAAGATGAAACAACTCAGTAAAACTCAACATAACGCTTTCATCAATTCTACAGCTAGGATAAATATTCTCCAAGGTGCGGTTCGATCTGGCAAGTCTTTCATATGCCTACTTCGATGGATTGATTTTTGTATCAACGGCCCTGAGGGTGCTCTTGTTTTATGTGGTAGAACAGACAAAACGATTAAACGAAATATTATAATGCCTCTTCAGAGCATTGTTGGTAATGCACTTGTTTATAAAGCAGGCAAAGGTGAAGTGCAATTCTATAATCGTACCATGTATGTGATCGGTGCTAATGACGATAGGGCAGAAACAAAGATCAGAGGATCTCAATTTGTAGGTGCATTAATTGATGAGGCAACTCTAATGCCTGAGAACTTTTTTAAGATGTTACTCTCACGTCTTTCAATTCCTGGAGCCTGTCTTTTTGCATCTACAAACCCTGACTCACCTTTTCACTGGCTTAAAAGAGATTTTATAGATAGAGGTGATGAGCTTGATATAAAAACTTTTAAATTTAATATACATGACAATCCATCGCTGACAGAAAAGTATATAAAAGATATTTCATCAGAGTATAGAGGTCTTTGGTATAAACGATTTATTCTTGGTGAATGGGTAATTGCTGATGGTGCTGTGTATGATTTCTTTGATGATTCAATCCATGTTATTCCATATGCAGAGTCACCAGCGGAGTATTATATAGTTGGTATCGACTATGGCACAACTAACCCCTGTGTTTTTACTATGATAGGATATAACTCACAAGCCTATCCAAATATGTGGGTAGAGAAAGAATACTACTTTGACTCAAAAAAAGAGTTAAGGCAAAAGTCTGACTATGATTACGTTATCGATTATCAGAATTTTGTACGTGGATATTATGTCAAAAGTACTTATGTTGATCCATCTGCTGCATCTTTAAAGCAAGAGATGTACAGAAATGGCATAAAAGGCCTATTAGATGCTGATAACGAAGTTGTACCTGGAATTCGATATGTTGGTCAGCTAATGACAAATGGTACGCTTAAAATTTGTAGATGTTGTGAGAATTTGATCAAAGAATTCTCCACTTATGTTTGGGATACTAAGGCATCGATGAGAGGAGAAGACAAGCCGGTGAAACAAACTGATCATTGTTTTGCTGCGGGTTCACTAGTTTCTACAAAATTAGGTAAAGTTTCAATTGAAATGATTAAAAAAGGAGATATGGTCCTTACACCTATAGGATATAAAAAAGTTATAGATACTTTTGTCAACGAAGATCAAGTATATGAGTATAATTTATTTGGATATCAATTTAAATGCACACAGTCTCACAAATTCTATACTGTAAATCGAGGATGGATAGAAGTAAAAGATTTGAATAAAAGTGATACTATTTTAAAAATG